ATCGCGCATTCTTAGATGCCAAGCCAAGGTTTTCAAGGATGTACAAATCCTCAATCACTTGCTCCACACCACTCACTTCTTCCGCCGCTGCCCCTTCGCCACCAAACAATACTTTGAAGCCCTTTCTCGTGGATTGTTCGGCAACAATGTCTACGATCCGCTTAGGAATCCACTCGCTATAAAGGTTTTCAAGTTCTTCTTGAGTGAGGAAGACGATGGGGGTGGAATTAGTGTATTGGCTTTTGTCGCGACGAGTGCCCATTCCCGTCAAGGCATTTACCAAGCCGTCCACCCGCAAGCTTTCGTTGCCATTGTGCCCTAGATCCACCAGTTCTTCCGACATTTTTAGCTTAGTGTGCGTTGCATCTATGCTAGCATTGGCTAAGATGGGCTTGAACTCTTTTCTCTTGTGCCCACGCCAATTTCATTTGTCTTTTCTGAAGATGAAAAAAGCGTTGCAATGGCAGAAGGCATGAGGCGACAGGGCGTCAACGAAGCGAAAGGCTTGCGTGGGCGTAATGGTGGCGCATGGAAAGGAAGCAAAGCTCTTGATATTCACTTGCTTGGCGCAGCAGGTGAGATGGCCGTGGCATCGCACCTAGGCATGAAAAGTTTTCTGTATCAAGAGACTCAAGCTAAGAAAGGCTCCGATGACCTGCCAGGAATAGAGATCAAAACCAGAAGCAAGCATTCTTACGACTTAATAGTGCAACGCAACGAAAGTCCTGATAAAAAGTTTGTTCTTGTTACCATTCAAGATAAAACTACTCTTATTCATGGCTGGTGCTATGGAAGGGATGCAATGAAAGAAGAATTTTGGGCCGACCCTGCACGTGGTCGTCCTGCGTATTTTGTCCCGAAAGAAGCCCTGTCTCCTATGGAGAGCCTAAATGTCGAAGCTCAAGTGCTCTGATTTTGCCAAGCACGTATTAAACACCCCGCTGTGGCCTAAGCAAGAGGAAATTCTTGATGAATATTTCGGGGGCGGGAAAAGCCATGCTTGTTGGGCTCTTGGTCGGCGCTCTGGCAAAACTCTTATGGCTTCTATTGCAGCCGTATATGCTTGCTTCGTCCTGGAAACCAGCTACAAGCGCAAAGTACGAAAGAATGAAAAATGGTATATTGTTACCATTGCTAACGACCAACAGCAAGCCAAGATCGCCCTTAATAACATTCGTCAATTAGTGCTAGATAGCCCTCTTGGCACAGAAATTACCAGGGAAACTGCCACTGAAATTGAAATAAGCAATGGCTGTGTATTCCAGGCGATTCCTGCTTCTGCTCGTGCATCACGAGGCAAGGCAGTGGTGATGTGCGTGTTTGACGAGCTTGCATTTTCCCTAGAAGGCGACGCCAACCGTGGCGCTAAAGCTATCTACGATGCTCTGTCTCCCTCTATTGCTCAGTTTGGAGACAATGGGCGCATCCTGGAGCTATCTTCTCCATGGCTCACTGACGGCCTGTTCTACGAGCACTTCAAGGAAGCTGAAAGTGGCGAATTCCCTTTCATGCAGGCTAAGAACATACCAACTTGGGAGATCAATCCTAATTTGCCATGGGGATGCCCCTTCTTGGCTGCAGAGCAAAAGCGAGATGAAGATAAATTTTGGACTGAATACGGTGCCAGATTCAAGGGGAATAAATCATCGCTGCTTGCTGCTGAAATAGTTGAAGCTGCTATCAACAGAGAGAGAGGCATTCTCCTTCCCAATAGAGAACTGATGGGCAAGTATGTGCTCGCGCTAGACCCTGCTCGCGGGGGCGTGGGACGTGACGAATACGTTTCCTGTATTGTGCATTTTGATAAGGAAACCCTAGTCGTAGATAAATTCCATGTATTTATGGCTGATTTTGAGATCAATGGTAAAAAAGAAGTCAGTATTCAGGCAGTAGAAGACTGGATACGAGAGCACCATAAAATTTACCAATTTGACAGCATTGTTCTTGACCAGTTCAACAGTTCAGCCACCATCCAAAGCTTGTCTAATGATTTTCCCATAAGAGAACTCACTTGGTCGGTAAGTACGAAGATGAAAGCATTTAGCAAAATGAAAGAACTCTTTAATGCTGGCCTTGTAGACATCTACCCTCATGAACGTGCCATTCGTCAACTCAAGAACCTTAATGTTCTTTATAGACAAAGTGGACAATGGTCAGTAACTGGTGGCAAGGAAGTAGGCGTGGATGACTTTTGCTTTGCCCTTGCTGCTGCAATATTAGAAGCTTCAAAAGAAGATGATTTGCATTGGCTAGAAAGCTTAGTGCGTTAATGCCACTAGAATTTTCAACAATTGACCATTTTGCTATTTCGTGAAAAATGTCTCCGTTTGAACTATCGTCTAAAGATGCTGCATATTTAATTGCCTTGTTGGAAGGCAATAAGCAAACAGCATTGCAACTGCTAGCCGCTGATCATTTTTACCAGCCATCGTTACTGCCTCGTCTTAAGAAGTTTCAGCAAACGTTGAAAAGAGAACGAGAAGCGAAAACAGAGCAATAGACTATAAACACTTCTCTCCTTTTCCCATGGCTTTGTCTCGTGCCATAGAAGAAGCTTGGGAGAATGCCCTGGAGGCCTCTAGTGCCGTCGAAGAGAGCAGTAGGATGCACGGACAGAACAGTGAAGAAGCTCGCCTTGCAAAGGCTGCCTTTGAGCAATGGAAAGAGGAATATTTGGAACTGACTGCACGGCGGAAGTGAATGGTGCTAAGCTTCTGGAGCTTCTGCAGAAGCCCAGTGGCCACTGGTCACCAGCATCCTCGTCAATGCTGGTTTTCGGGATTCCGTTGAGAATTGAAGACTCTCTTTGGAAATAAGCAGGGTACTGGCCGCACCAGTTAAGCGTCTATTGCGACGTAACCCTGCTTCAAACCCATCAATCGTGCCAATGGCGCAAGACGCCTGCCACGATAAAGAAATTTGTTGTTAAGTATGAAATGAATACAACCGTTCGCACATAAGCAATAATGTCTGCTTCTTTTTCATTCGTGCCATTCTTTGGACCTAGCGCTTTCGCCCATATCCGCCACAATGCTTTTCTCTTCTTCACGAATCCAATCTTTCAAGCTCCTAACATAATGCCTTAGCAGCTCAGCTTGCTCTAGATGCCAGGCGTTTCCCGTAAGGAAATATTGCGTATTGTGACAGTCCACTGCCCGTAAGCATTGGTAGACAACGGGGTTCCACGGCTCTCTAAGGGGAGTGTTGAAGGTGCGACGCTCCGTCATTGCCCTGTTGAGAGTAGAAACGAAGCTTTGTTTCCTCCCATGCTATCGGCTTGTAGTCGGTGTGTTCGACGCACACGCAAAGGTATTTAGGGTCAATGGAACCGTCAGGCAAAGTGACGCGCCCTGAATGAAGGTGTCCGTGAATATTGCCATCAAAGTTGCGAATACTGCAAGGGTGTATAGGAACGTGACTTAGTACAAAATTATCAAGTTTCCAATAGGCTCTGACTGAACGAAAGTATTGACTGAGTTTCTTTTCAAACGGCCAGTCATGGTTGCCAGCGATTAGCACTTTATCTCCATTGATCCTTTTAAATGCTTGCAGTCCGCTCATGGGAATAGCAATGTCGCCTAGTACATACACCTTGTCATGAGGACGCACCGTAGCGTTCCAGCGAGAGATCATTTCCTCGTCGGCTTCTTCTGCACTAGCAAACGGACGCACAGGCGTACCGTCTTCCTTACGAAAAGGCAGATCGTACATCTTGGAATGGCCAAAATGCAAATCAGAAGTTAGGAAGACTTTCTTTGCCATTGAATGGGCGCTGCTGGGAATCGAACCTCAGAACTCTAATCTATGTGCCTAGCGTGTGCCAACACTTCAGAACCAGTGACCTCCTTGTTTGAGCATCGTAGAGAGGCTTAGGAGGTATTGCTGTCAATATAGCGTCAAGCGGCTCCGTAGCTTGGAAGATTTACGTTTGAACTTTCGAAAAATGCTATTTGGCGGCTTCTGCGGGAATCCACCATGTCAGGAGCCTTGCCTTCCCAGAACAAACGCTCAGAGCGCTTCATCCAGGCATCCTTGTCTAGCCACTTATCCTCACTAGCGCCCAGACCATCAAAAAGCCATGCAGCAGTAGCAGCACGTAGCTTGTTCAAGCTTTCAGAATCCTTTTCATTAAGCTCTTTTGCTACTAGACCATGCACGCCGCAATGCACTTGCTCATCCCTAGAGATGTCGGCTGAAACAGTCCTCATGCCAATGTTTCCATTGAAACGAAAGAATGGCAATGCCACGAAGAAAATAGAACGCTCAACAATTGCCACTTTATGAACAGGGTGGGCAGGATGCTCCATCCATACCTTCAAAATGTTCATCACTTCGCTTTCTGCCTTTGCATCAGTGCCATAAGCACTGGCTACATAGTTTAATGCCTCATCATGACGCTCTTCATCCTTCTGATTGGAGCGCAAAGCTTCAATGATGCCTGGAGTGGACGGTAGATCACGCTGTAGGCCCTGTTCAAGCAAGTCCTTCACTGGTAGCTCCAAATGGCGCAGCGCCAGCGCACGGAACAGCGTATCCTCTGCGCCTTGCTTCACAGGAGCATTGTCCACTGGCGTGGCTTGCCATGCACGCTTCTTGGCGATCATGGACAGATAGGGACTGGTTGCAACGGTCATTCTTAATTATGCAAAAGGAAAAGAAAAGGGCCGCTGGGCAGCCCTAAGG